CTCCTCAGTCCTCATGAAGCCACGGAGGGCCTGAATGCTTTTGTCGATGCGCTGATTGAGTTCCTGCTCGTCAGCATCGGGAGGAGCGGTTCGCTCCCAGGGGTGTATTTCGCCGTAGTATAGGCGGCGCAGTAGTTCATTTTTCATCTACGTCACACTCCGAAGAAAGAACTCGGCATTCATCCTCGCCGTAGGCCACGCTCAGACCGCAGCCGTTATCCCAAGTGACCATGATGGAGCCGATATCGTCAACCCCACGCACAGTGCCTTTCGTGCCGATGGGCGGTGCCTGGGGGTCGTCCATTTTGAGAAGCTCGACCCGTGCGCCCTTTGGAAACCGCTCACAAAGGGCTTGTAGGGCTTCTTTTGAGATCACTCGCATACTTCCACCTCCGACCGCTGACCGCTTTTGAAGGCGGAACTGCCCGCCAGGTTGCGAAGGAGTATTTTTCGAGCGGTCTTATATTCCGCACCGATGAAGCCCAGGCGAAGCAGGAAGCACCGAAATGCGTATTTCTCGTTATCGGTCGGCTTTTCCGTTGCGTTGACCCGCTTCTGATTCCGTGCCATTTCACACAGCTTGCAGATAAAGGTGTTGTAGGCATTCATCTCGTCCGGGGTGGGCGTTGCCTGGAACCATGGGAAGGAAACCTTCGTGTCAGTGATCTCCAGCGGCAGGTCATTTACGCCGAGGGCTTTCTTAATAAGGCTGCCCTTGGCGGCAATGAGTGCCTTGAGGTTTTCCAGGCTGCCGTTAGTGAAAAGCTGCTTCGGCATGGAGATGCTGACGGCGCAGGACTTGTCCGTTTCAGTGTCTGCCTCCTCGGTGTGGCTCTGGTCGATGTCAAAGCCCTCATCGTAGATGTGCTCCAGGAGCCGCTCGATGACCTCGCTGTCGGCTCTGTCATCAAAGGACAGGTTGCCGTCTCGGTCGATGGTAAAGTAGTTCACCTCGTAGTTGAAGG